CTCTCTAACCTTTTTACCTTGATCAAAAGCTATCATCAATTGATCTGTTAGTACAGTCATAATTAAAATTGAACATCTGATCTATCTAATTTTTCCATTATATCTTGACGATATGCTGGATCATTATCATAACGTGGATCACTCATAGCCTTAACAACTTCTGCTTGGCTACGATATGTATCTGTAGTCTGCTTGGCTGCTTTTCCTGTTAACATTCTACCATCATACCCTACTTTATCGTTGTACCTTTGGGCTAAAGAATTGACTGCAAAGAATGCGGAATTAATATCCCCATTACTCATTACATTATCAAACATAGTCACTTCTTGTTCAGTTAAGTTAGACTTAGCCCACTGTAACATGTTTGTATAATTATCTGCACCTCCAACTAGTCCTTTTAATTCTTGGACATCCTGCTTAGTTAAATCAGGAGGTCTTTCTACATATCTATTAGAAGCGTTAGCTCTCCACTGAAGGTACTGTTGAGTAATCTCTTCCTTACTCATATTATTTATCTTACCTAAAGTCTCCTTACTGAACTTACCTTCATCAGAGATAGCTTCTTCAAATAAATCATCAAGTACTGAAGTATCTATCGGCTCATCTTTTGTCTCATCTTTTGCTTCTGCTTCGGGCTCATCTGAACTTTCTTCTTGTGTTTCTGGCTCAGATTTTTCGCCTAATTTTCCTTGGAGTTCGATATAAGCTTTCTCTAATTCTTGAGCATCTCTATACTTACCAGCAAGTAATTGTTCTTGCTGTTCCTGTAGTTGCTCACCAACTTGAAGAGAATCCTGTTCATCTGGTGTCAATTCACCAGCATCAGACATGACTTCTGCTTCTGATTGATTATCTACTGTTAATGTTTCTGCCATAATTTACTGAGGTGGTGGTCCTGTTGGTGGTCCTTCTGGTGCTCCTCCTAATTGCTCTGCTAATGCAGGGTTCTTGGAGGGATCAAGCATAGGTGTATTCATCATAGCTGGTGCATTCTTAACTGCTTCCTGCTGTGCTTGCATTTGCTGTGCTTGCTGTTGCTCACCTTGTATGTCTTGCATACTCTTAACGAGATTAAGAACATCAATACCTTGAGCAGCAGCTAATCGTTTAATAAGTTCTTCTGGATTTATGTACTGTGCAATAGCTTCTGGTCCCATTGTTTGTGCAATGGTTTGTAAGAACTGACCTAATGCTTGTACATCCTGTCCTCTACCAAGGGAATTAATACCTGCTACAATAGTAGGTTTAACCATACCCTTTGGTATACGTGGTATCTCACCTGTCTTCTGGAAGACCATGAGATATCTATTTAAATATGGTACTAAGAATTCAATTGTAAGTAGACCAAAGAGTCCACCTAATTGTTGTTCTAGTTCCAGCTGTGTCATTCTGACTTCTTCAGCTGTAGTGCGTTCGGAATCTCTGACACTAAGTATAAGGAAAGCTTCGCTTAATCTTTTCTCAAGACCTCCCATTAGCTCGTAAGCTGTCTGGAAATCAGCAGTCTTTCCTACTTGTATAACACCAATATCATCTGGTCGTCCTTGAACGATTGCTCCGTTGCCTGCTTGCGCCAGCGTGGCAGGTTTAGTAGTGCTTGAGGGTGATACTACAAAAACAACCTTAGCTGCTGCTGCAGAGCCTTCTACGATAGCCTGAGAGAGTGCTTCAAGAGACTTAAGATCTCCAATGAATTGACCGACTCTTCCTCTACCGTAAGCTTCACCATCTACTGTATTAAACCTTAAAGGTATCCACGGAGTAGCATCTACTGGTGCTTTACTCATTGACTTAGGAATTACTTTACCGTAAACTTCCTGATGCCAAATAAATCTGTTGTTATCTCTAGTACAGTGAGTGTATACATCACACTCATCCTTACCGGGGGCTGATTGTCCTTCATCATTAGCTGAATCAGAAGGCTCTAAAATTTCATCCTCTTTAGGTAAGTGTTCTTGGATTAACTTCTTGTTGATACGTTCTTTTGTTACTATTTCAATGACTTGACCGTTGCCATCTCGTTCTATAACGAAGCGATTTAGAGGGAATAATTTTAGACCTGCCTTACCCATAAAGAGAAGAGCATTACCACCTACAACTAAGTGCTGCAGTGCTTGGTGTATTACTACACGATCATCTGAAGCAGCAATAGCTTCAAGGATAGTGCGCTCTATCTTTGCAAAGGATAGGTCTAATTCTGACTTAACTTCTGGTGGGAATTCTTCACCTAAGTTGGCTTCATCTAATTGTAATTTAAAAAAGCTAGTCTGCGGAGGAACTAGAGACAGTGACAATTTACTTGCCAATGCTACTACTCCCTTCGCACCTACACTTTGCCATGGTGTTTTGAATTGCCTCATACCTTTAGAGTTTTCTTCTCTCTGAATAAGGTATGGTAAAGTTAATTTTGATGCCTCTTCTGCTTCGCTTAGAAACTGGTTCCGGTCACTAGATAAATAGTCATAACGTTCTTTAGCTGTTGACATTGTTATTAGACATTAAGTGATTGAGATGTAAGCTCGTTTCTATTTAGTGATCCTACTCCTGATCCATAAGGTTGAGTAAATGTAGCACCATAGTTAGTAGCAACACCTGTTACACCTTGATCTTGTGCAGCTAAGTTATAGAGATCTTTAACTTGTTGTTGTTGACTCATACTTAATCCAGTGAAATCACCTTGAAGACCTGATAACTGACCACCGAGACCGGAGATTCCACTACCTAGGTTCTTTAGCTGCTGTTCATTCAATGCAGATTGTGTTGTTAACCCACCAATTGCAGCACGGTTAGCTTCACGTAAGTCTGCCTCTCTTCCTAACTGAGATTGACGTGAATCCATCCAGTTCTGTTGTTGGGTCATATCCGTCCTGAATTTATCAGCCATCGTTCTGATCCAAGCGTCATCATATGGATTCTCAACAGCAGTTGTATGATGTACAGTCTTTTTCTTTTTACCCATTGGTTTTTCCTAAAGTGTAAGTGTTACAAAGGAATGCTTATCATTCCATTTTAATTTTTTGGCAAGACCTTTCCTTACCGTAGCTTCAATGTACTCACACCCATTAGCCTTAGCAAATTTCTTTATGCTTTCAATTAATGGATAGACTTCATCGAATTTATGTCCTGATTTTGTAGCCCATACTTCAATAGATAAGGCTTTCTTCCTAGGATAGTCAACGAATTGACCAACGACAACTGATTCTATATCAAAGCCGTCTACTATTATCCATAGGATATTACTTCCTTTCTTTAGTGGTTCTAGGAAGTCTTCGGCGACTGTACCATCAGGACCACGTAATCCTTTATCTATTATAGGGGCTACTTCATTCCATAGTAAGTGAACTTCTTTAGGTGGGATAAGAAGTATCTTCATTTCTTTTTATTATTGAATGCAGCTCTACCTTCGCCTCTTTGTGATTGGAAATTACTAACAGGTAGATTCTTTTCCATTGATTTACCTATTAGTCCACCAATAAGAAGAGAAGATATTAACCCAGCAGCAGGTGTTGGGCCAGTAGCTAGCATCTTAGGTGTGAATGCCTTAAGTGGCCTCCATCCTTGGAGACCTTTAGGCAGCTTACCAGTCTGTTGATATACTTTCCAAGCAGCATCTGATAATGTTCTTTTTGACCATTCATTCTTCGCTAAATCTTTCAGCGATTTGATCATTAATTCTTTATTCATTGTTTATCCTATCATTATACCACTCCACTACAGAACGTTGGCCTGCTTTATACATGATAGAAGCTAATTCTTCTTTAGGATGTGGGTTTATTGGTGGAAATTTCTCCTCCATTTCTCTTGATAATGATTCAGGATTAGGGCCGAGCAAAGGCTCAAGCGTATTGGGGTAGGTTGACATTGCTATGCTCAAAGAATGCTGGCATTCTTGCTGTCTTGGTGGAGATTAATTCTGGTGCTTTGCCTTGATACATTAAGTTATCGCTTACATCCAGCCAGAATTTTTTGTCTAAATATTTACAGGTAGTATTTGTACCTAGGGGTTCCATAATCCAGTTAATGGTGGCCTTC